CCCCACGGGCATACCATATTCTTTGTCATCTTTACGAATTAAGTGACCAATTCCGAAAGTCGGCAAATTTAGGTGGTCGAGATAAATCTCGTACTTGCAGCCTTCATCAGAAGCAAGCTCCTGACGTAGCTGGTCTATTGTTGTTGATTTCATCTATTTAGCAATCCTGCGGTTGCGCCGCGAATTCCCAAAGCCTGCGCTATGCCAGGATTGGTAGCGGCTTGTTGACGAATACTTGGTTGAGAAACCTGTTGTGGGATTCCATAGAATTGTTCGGCTCCTGGTGCAACGGGACTTGCTGCAGCTAAAGACGAACTTTTGTTCGGCTCTGTGAGCTGTGGCGCTTGAATTGTAGTTGGCCTGTCTCTGTTCATATTTACAGCTGCAGACGCAGTGGGAACCAAAACCCCTTGACGGAACCCTGTAGCCGCAATTCTTGCGCCAGTTAAAACTTTATTGGCGGCATTTTCTACTTGCTGAACAATTCTGTCATTTGCGGCGTCTGCTGTTCCTTCTAACCTACCCCGTGTTCTTCTCAGAGTGGCTTTATACACTTCTGGGTTTCTGCCTATCTGGTTTAATATCTTGAACTGAATTAAGTCTTTGTACTTTTTAATCGGATTTGCAGTGTAAGAAGGTGCAGCAACACTACCTTCTTTTGAAACATCGCCAAGTATCTTTATGTCTTTGGCAAACTCTTCCAATGCTTCCGCACCGTCTTGACCAAGAATTTTTTCAAGTACGTTATTGTTTGCTTTGTACTGTTGTATTGTCTTTAAAAGCTGTTCGGCATTTTGCACGCTGTCAAATAAGTTGGTGTCAACAGTAGACAATATGTCATCAACTAACGCACCTTTCATAGCTTCCAGTGCGTCAGCATCATTTTCAAAGAACTTAACAACCTTTTCTACTTCGGCTCTACTAGCGCCTTTCGATGTAATTCTCTTTATAGCATCTTCTGGTGTTAGCGTCCCTTTATTGAAAGAGTCTATGGTTTTTATTGCGTCAATCCTAGCCACAGCCTCTTTAGCGTCTACAAGCTGGCGCAGTATATCAACTGGCGCAGCTTCTGAATTTGTCGCTACAATCTTTGCAACAGCATCCCTGTTTAGCTTGTCAGGACCCGCCATTTCCAAAGCCTCAGATAGGCGCTTTACCTCATCCCAATTTTCACCAAACAACTCCTTGCCTGTAGTGCCTAGCTTGTTTATCTGGCTAGCAAAAGCCCTGCCACTAAATGTTCCTTTGGTAAAATCACCAAACTCGCTTATGCCAGTTTTCGTCATGGCCTTTTCAAGATAATCTCTTGCAAGCGCCGCACGGAATGGCTCTGCACCGTCACCTAAAGCGGTATATATTGTTATTAGCCGCTCTGGAGAATCAGGTCTAACAATTCTGTTGGTCAACTGGTCAACATCAAACTTGCCATCCCTCGCCATCATTTGGCGCAAATCTCTGACAACACCAAATTGTTCTACATCTTCCCAAGCCTTCATTGTGTTTCTGTAGAAGTTCATGGCATCTGTTCTTTGCCTAGAAGCCTCTTCAAATACCTGTCGTTGCTTCGGACTCATTTTCATGGAAGCTATGTCAGATAGCTCTTTACCTGTTGTAGCTTCGTCAAGCATGGAGCGAAGAGCGTAAAACTCATCCGCAAAATCTCTTCTGGCCTGAGATGATGCCTCTCTGAACAAAGCGTCATTCATCATTTTTCTTGCTTCCGCAATCTGTCTAAAGGAAGCGTTTTCAGGTAGACCTCTTATATATTCAGCCGCTCTAGCAGTGTTGTCACCAAAGGTTCCAATAGCCCCACCCAAGGCATCTTCTATGGAATCTATCTTTGACTTTATGGACTGCGTTGGAATAATTTCTGCTGTTCTGCCTGTACCTAAACCAGGAAGATTTACGCTATTTAACAACTCATCAACATTGTTGAATTTGTTTTGCACCATTAGCATGGAGCTTCCAAACTCATCAGATATCTTTTGCAAAAGCTCTCTGTTTATATCCATACCTTGCACAGATGACTTTTCAATAATGTCTATACTTTCACGCAATGCCTTAGTAGCAGCTTCAGAGGCGTTTTGCTCTGCCTCTTTTAGCGCTTTATATTTTCTGCTAGTGACGTTAGAAAAAGTCTCTGACGCATCCATTCCCCTAGCGACAGCACCATATTGGCTTCTTAGTGCGTCAGCGTCATTCAGCATAATGTTTAGATTGTTCTGTATTCTCTGATGGTCTTTTAAAACATTTTCGCCAAACTTCTGCTTGTATGCGATAAGACCTGGTGCGCCTGCGGCTTCCGCCGAACCGATAGCACCTTTTTCAGCAAGTCTCTCCAGTCTTGCAACGTCTTCAAGCTGAGTAGCGGCTAATGGTTGATTTATTCCACGGGCGGCTCTACTTGCCCCCCCAATCGCAGCGCCAGCAGCTTTGAACACTATTCCGCCAGCTAATTCAAATGTACCAGCCAAAGCGGCTTCTGTTGCCACATCTTTGGCTACCTCTCTAGCAGATTGCTTTTGAACACCTAAAAGACTTTCTACCCCCTCTTCCAATAACTGGCCTGCTGCGGCGCCTGCGGCAGCCCCAGGAGCGCCGAACATAAATGGGAAAGTTAATATGGCGCCTGCAACTGAACCAACTGTTTCTGGTAGTATGCCAGCCAAATCAGCAACATCACCAAAAGAAAATCCAGAATCTTCTATGACTAGATTTTTTTCTTGAGGGGTCATCCCGCGAATGCGTTGTCCTTCTGGAGTCAGCGCTAACCTACCTGATGCATCTCGTGTAAATCCTTCAGCGCCCACAAGCTTTGTTAGAATAGCCTCTTGGTCCTCTGCGCTTTCACCAAAAGAAAGCATCGCACGCAAACCTGAATCGGCGCCTGTGTCGTAGTCAAAGTTAGAGTCTTTTTTCTGAGAAAATTGACCAGCAAGTTCTTGCAAAGATGGCGGTTCATAACCACCCATTCCCGCTTGTGGAGAAGCAGGAAACAATTTGTCTATAATTCTTTGTTGCTCTTGTTGCGTTGGGTCGGTGCCAGAGATTTTAACATCAACCAAGCCATCTGGAGTTTCAACCTGAATGATACCCATTTTTAATCTTTCGTAACATCAACTACGCCGCTAAACCTTCCGTCTTTATTCTTTTTAAGACCCGTTGGCCTAGACGCTGGTGTTCTGTTTGCGTACATATTTAAGGTGGAAAACCCCTGATTAACATCGTTATACCCACCAACAACTATAGTATCATACATGTCATTCAGGGCTAATTTTAATGTTTCTGGGTCACTAAACTTTTCTAATCTTCCAACAATATCTTGAACCCTAGCTCGGTCGGCATCTGAAATAGTTTTACCAGCTTCACCTAAAATTTCAGGCGCACGTTCTGCTGATATAACATTTAGTATTCTTATAACCTTTGCGGTTGGTGATGCCCCTTCACCAATTTTTATACCCAAAGCTCTTCCTAAACCTACAGCAGCATCTCCAATTTGGTCCATTGTTGTTGTTTCATCTGCGTTTACAATGGAGTAAGCTTCAGCAAGCTTTGCAGCTGTTTTATCAAGCCCAGACTTCATAGAGTTTAACCTCCCAGCATATACATCATATTCGCCAGGATTAAAATATCCACGAGTAGGAGCATTCGGCCCTTTGTAATTAGCGTTAACTCTCTGAACGCCAATTTGCAAATCATCTGGGGCTTCATTAAACAAAGATATTGAATCATAAGAACTGGCATACATATCGCCATATTCAGGCTTTTTTGTAAGCTCTTTGTAAACATCGTTGTATTCAGAGGCAGGAATAACATCAAAATTTTTCCTAAAACCTTCACTGCCATACAAAGCTTCTAGCTCAAATGCATTCAGGTCTGCGCGTTTGCTATCTTCTGTGAAAGCCTTAATGCGTCCTGCTAGTCCTTTGGACTTTGGAACTATGTAATAGCCACCACGCTGACGAGCTAGCTTCTCATCTTCTCTTGTGCGACCAAGAGCATACTCACCAGCTTTAGCACGCAATGCACGAGCCTCTGACTTGGCTTTCTCAAATGCGGGCAATGCTTTCTCTCCAGCCTCACCCACAGAGCCTAACATCTTGCCTACATCAAAGCCTTTGCCAGCCTTGTTTTGCATAAGCGCCAACCCAAAGGTCATAAGCGCCGTGCTTTTGTCAGGCTTGCCAGAAACATCTAAGCCAGTGGCATCAGCAAATTCTTGTATATATTCTTCTGTTGTTGTGGCTTTTGTTTTCTTGCCGATAATATCTAGGTAATCCTGAACACTTGTTCGTATAACATCTTCTGTAGCATCGCCAGCGGCATCTGCGCCTGCCATTGCCGCTTCTTCATCATCGCTTAAACCAATGTTTTGCTGACCAGATTGTGTAGGGTCTACTTGGTCTCTAGTAGTGTCTCCAGCCTGAAATGAGCCTGTTGTCTTTTCTGGCATTGTCTTTTTAAGAGACTCTGCAATACGCATGATTTCATCTTGGTAAATTATTGGCTCCTGGGATGGGTCTGCTTGGTCTCTAGTGGTGTCCCCAGCCTGAAATGAATTAGTGGTAATAGGTTGCGTAGACGTACCTGCACGAAGCCTTTCGTCAGTGGCTTTCCCAAGAAAATCGCCTAATATGTCAATTAGACCAAGCCCAGCGCCAGTCAAACCACCAGTATAGTCTTGTACGCCACCAGTAATATCTTCAACATACTCTGGTTCAGCCGCTCTTAAACCAGCTTGCAGTGCCATTGGCCCGCCAAACTCTGGCAGTGTCACTTGCCCTATACCAGTGCCTTTTATTCCAGAAACCGCCATAATAAGCTCCTTATGCGGATGTCATACCAGAGCCTTGTAACGCTGTATATGCGCCAATACCCTGCAAGAATGGATTAGAAGAAGGCTCGGTCGAACTCTTGAATATAGAAGAAAGGCTTCCTGATGGCGTGCCTTTCAGCAATGAGCTTCCAAGCTCCAGTCTTGTATATGGCTCCATAAGCTGCTGCATTTGGTTTTGACGCGCCGCATCCAATTGAGCCTGCGACTGCACCTGACCAATTTCACCAAGCTGAGATAGCATACCAATGTCAGCACGCCCTAGTTCGGACTGTAAGCGCCCTACATCAGCGATAGTGCCTGCGGCCTGCCCTAACCCACCATACATCTGAGCGGCCTTCTGTGAGGCGTCTACAGCTTGTTTGAAGCCAGAAGAAAGGTACTTACCAATCTCTCCTAGCCTGCGGCCTTCTTGTTCGGCGCTCTGAATGCCTGCACGAGAACCACCAAATGCACCAGAGCCAATTGATTGAGCAGATAGCTTTTGCTGACCAATCGCCGCCTGACGATTAATTTCATTAATGACTTCCTGCTTGTAGGGGTCCATGTAAGCCTGAATACCCTTGGACGGGTCAAGCATACCCAAGCCCTGTGCAATACCAGATGTAGCAAGCTGTCCTGCGGTCTGAACCATAGGCTGGAACATACCAAACTGCTGTTGAGCTTGCTGTGCCGCTTGCTGTTGCATCGGGTCAAGAGCAGCGACCTGATACTGAGGAAGATTTAAAGGGGTATCTAAAAGACCAGGAGATGTTTGTGTCGCACCATTAAATTGACCAAAAGCCGTTCCAAGAACGCGCTTTTCAAGTCCCTCAAGATAGGGCGCTAGTCTTTGTACCTGTTCTACGGTTTGAGTAGCCATTATGCCATCCTCTCAAAATCATCCATCATACCATACATCTTCTGGATGCCTTTACGCAAATCACCGCCACCAGCGCCCTTTACTGCGTCACGGGTCATTACAAATTCACCAGCCATTAACATAGCTGGTACGTCATCTTTTCTTCCTGAACCCTCGGAGGGGTCGATACCGCCATTGCGGCGAGGGAAGTAAGCCTCACCGCCATCTGCGTAGTTAATCCCGCCTAGCTGGCCTCCTGGCCCTCCAGCCCCAAATGGACGTTGCTGGAATGAGCCTTGAGTGACTTCATCTTCTTCGTCACCAGCTAATAATTGCGCTACAAGCCCTGCCGCTAAACCTTCCCCAAGTTGGCTATTTAGTAGCTTAAACAATAAGTTACCCTCATCTTCTCCAGCGATACCTAAAGACTTTAATAAGCCGCCAGACATAGTGCCATCACCTTTTGCTAAAGGAGCGGTACCTTTAAATGCACCAAAACCTGCCCCGCCTGCAGCTGTGCCCATCTTGTCTTTTATAATTTGTTCGGTAGCTTTATCGCCAGTCGCCCCGCCAAATGCAGATAAGTCGAACTTTTGTTCGGGTGCTACTGCTTGACCAGCGCCTCCTGAAAGATAACCCAAGCCACCGCCCAGAGCGGCAGAAAGCAAGGCATCCTTTGGCTTTCCGCCCAGAGCCATACTGCCGATGCCAGAAACCAGAGCCTTCTGTAGCATTGGGTTCATGCCTGGTAGCAAAGCCTGACCAATGCCAGGAGCAAATGCGCTAAGTGCAACTGGCGCTGCTGTCTTGATTAAATCTTTTAAATTAAATCCCATTATGCCACCTTTACAGTACCACTATCATTATACAGCGCTCCCGTCTCAAGTCCAGTAGCGGATGTAGGCAGGTCTGTTAATGTTATTTTAGTTCCCCGCAACTCGCCAGGGTTTCGTTCCTGCTCAATAAAAGTCTGTAATGAACGCACCAAATCCGCCATGTACTGCTGTGTGTACTCTATCGGCGGTTCTGGAAGCCTTGGTGGTGCAACCTGATTACTAGACATTATCTTCTACCATCCTGTCTTATGTCGGCACGGGGACTGCCCAGCTTCCATTTAGACCCTAATGCACTTGATTCTACACGAATTGCAAAGGAACGTCCACGAATCCGTAGGTCTAATTGGTTTGTAAACTCTTCAACAGGGGTAGTTTGTGTGCGTGTTGTAGTGCCAGTTGCAGTACTGCCGAAGTCTTCACCCGGAAAGTTCCTTGCCTTGATAGTAAAATCAGCCTGTGGAGAGCTTAGTGCTGTCGAACCATTAAAGGTTAAATCAGGAATAATCCTACGGATATAGGTAAAGTGGTCGCCGTCACCAATGTCAATCGGTGCGGACTCGATGAACGAATCCATAGCTACGCCGTCATCATCATACCCAAACTCGTGGTTGTAAATATACCCATCCGCTACAGCTATGGGGAAGGTTCGGGTACCGCGGTCCAACCACGCAGTTCTTTCTAGCGTACCGAAATACCACACCTTCTCAGCGTAATTGTATGTAACATAGCGGTCATTGTCACTTGAACTGGCTGACGGATAGAACCATGTCACTTCGCTGAATTCCGAGTTAATCCCAGCTACAACCTTGTCACGCTCACTGACATTAAAGTCCAAGAACACCTTATCCTTTACCGTGCATGGCAGGGTCTGTGTCTGACCAGCATATACATAGAAGGTATCAATGCCCATCCAGAACACAAAGTCCTCTGTGGATACGGCAGCGTTCGGACTCATAATGGTAATGTTGCTCGATAACTGCTGAAGTCCAAAGGTGAACGGCGGTCCTATGAACCGCATAGAAGTCAGCGCAGTATCTGTCCAGATTAGAATCTCACGCTTTGTTTCCACGGCCTGTACGAAGGTAGAACCAGCACCCAAGCGCAAATCACCAGCAGTATTCGCAGAAGTTGGATACCATTCTGTCGGGTTCTCTTGGTCAGAAAAACGGATAAGTAGCGGGTCTTGCACACCATTACCGTCTGTAGCACTAGAAGAGGTGTTTAACTCATCCGCGCCAAAGGCAATAACATGGCGGTCACGGTCAGAAACAAGTATCTGCTTACAGATAGTAGGTACGCTGGTCTTTGTGCCAGCTATTGTGTTTAGCTCCACCGCTCTGGTAGACAGGTTATTGGTTTTGTCCCAATAATAAATCTTGTCATCGCGGGGGTTGATAAGCAAGTCTTCGCCAAAGTTATCGTGCGACCACAGACGAATCTGGCTAGTCGTTGTCAAACCGCCAGACGCTGCTTGTCCCCAGCCGGAGTAATCATCAGCAGGGTTAGCGTTACCAAGAGCCAGATAAACAGCCGTACCGTCAGCGTGTGTGGTAGCTGTAGTGCCAGAATAGCCTCTGGTACATGAGGTCAAATCGTTGCTTGACACACCGCCAACAAGAACAAGCTCGTTGTTGATTAGCACTACATCGCCTGCAATAATACCAGTTGCGCTGGTCACTGTAATAGTAGTGTCAATCGCGGTCAGCGTTGCGCCTTCATTCAACGTGGTTTGTAGCGCACCTGTAGTTACACCTGACCACAAGCCAGCACCCCAGCCTGTACCGCCAACCGTGGTGTTCAAGCCCACATTTATTTGATATTCGCCCACGGTATTGTTAGTACCGCCCGTCCCGCCTGCGGGTGAGGAACCATCGCCTGTGTCAGAAGAATTAGCGGCGATAGAAGTAGTTATCTCATAGGTATCGGCGTCAATAACACGAGAGATTTGATATTCTTGGTCTAGCACAGCGGCTGTAATGTTACCGCCAAGACTGGTAGAACCAGAGAAAGTTACATAATCAAACTGTGCCGCGCCGTGTCCTACATCTGTCACGGTGATAGTTGTAGAACCGTCAACGGCGGCGAAGGTTACATCCCCTGCGGCGGTTGTAGCACGAATAGGGGTGATGTCGTTAAGATTGCCACCCTCTTCAATATAGTATTTTAGATGAGAGCCTATGCCCAGATAGTTAGAACCATCTAGCGCAATCCAGTTATGCAGAGCACGGGCAGAGCCGACATAGCTGTCAGTAGTGTATTTCTCCCAGCCGCCCATCTTCTCAGGAAAGCCAAAGCGGAAGCGCACCTTGTCACAGTCAGACCAGCCACCTTCATTTGAATATGAAGTAACCTCTCTGTTTATGCCGGGCTTAAACTGTAATTTGGTTAATGGCATATGACCTATCCCCTTTAGACAATAGGCTGTGTGTATGTCGTGGTGCCAATCATGTAGGTTCCTGTGTTTGTTTTACCCGGAGAGCCAGTGGGACCCCACGCAGAGAACCGATACCAACGGTGGTTTGAGTTTCTGCTGTCGGTAACTAAAGACACATTTGTATATGCATATAAATTGTAAGTGTTGTTTAATCCAGTAGAACCTGACGGTATAGAACCGTCTGCGTTGAAACCAATTGTGTATTGGCGAAGTCCACCGCTGCTACCGTTTGCGATACCATTCCATTGAAAAACTGTGTCAGGTGTGGCAGTCTCATCGGTTCCCCCATAGAGGGAAAATATATTAGAGAAGGAACCAATATCTTCGTTCCAACTTATGGATATACTAATAGACGTAACAAATCCTGTACCAGCGCGAAACACTGGAGAATATATTCTCTGGCTATTATCGCTAGTAGAGGAACCAGTAAAATCAGTTATGCTAAAAACGCCATGACGATAATAAGTGCCGCCACCATAATATTCATTTCGTATGTAAAGATTGCGTGAAGTTGTGTCCACTGCACCGTACATATCAGAAAAGCTAATTTCACCGCTTGTTGGAATAGCTGTGTTGATTATATTGTCTTCTACATATGAGCCGCTTTTGTAGAACGAACTAAGGCTGGCTGGCGCACCACTAAAGGAAGCCTGCATGTCGCTCATACTAATAGCACCAGAGCTGGGTAATGCTGCCATGATTAAATAGTCCCAAAGGCTGTTAGGTCATCCGCAGAAACAATCTCACCAGTTGTTTTTATTTTCGCTACATCTGTCCCGTTATAATCAAACACCAGTTCGTTGCTAATTACGCTTATCGTCCAATCACCTAATGTAAAGGTGTTACCGCTAATTGGAACAGTAGAAAAGGTGAGATTTCCAGAACCGTCTGTCTGAAGGTACTGCCCGTTTGTGCCATCTGTCTGTGGGTAAGACAGTCCATCCAATACAACAGAACCTGTTCCGTCAGGTGTTATGTTGATGTCTTGGTTAGACACAGACACAATACTATAAGTCTGGACATCCAAATTGCCGCCAAGCTGCGGGGTTGTGTCGTTCACAAGGTCAGTGGGGGCAGCAAGAGTGTTGGTAAAGTCTGTAACCTGTGCACCCGCACCTGCGCCATCTGCGTAAATAATTGCAGTGTCGCCATTGTTCACTGTAGCATTGCCGCCTGAACCTTGCGTAAAGATAGCTTGCTGACCAGAATTGTTTTGCACAAAATACAGCTTCTCTTGGTCATTGGGGCTGATGGTAATAGTGTTCGCACCTGTTGGCGTACCGCCTAAAACCAACACTTTGTAATGCCCGTCAGAAAGCTGTCCGTCTGTAGTGGTCAGGGTGTGGGTCGTGCCTGTCAGCGTAATAGCACCAACGCCGCCAGTGACGCGGTCAATAATATCAAAGTTGCTGTTTACAGTCGCACCCCAAGCACCAGCCTGTTCACCCGAACCTGGCTTTTGTATGCCTGAGTTTGAAGTATATGTACTTGCCATTTAGACCACCTTCTCAATCCACTGCTCTATTGTACCACCAGCGTTGATTTGTGTCCATGTATCACCGCTATGTGTAATAGGCGTCCAGTTTTCTACGCCGCCTGTTGAGGCGTTTATGTTTACCCAAAGCAGTTCGCCAAAAGTGCTCTGTACGAATAGATGCACCATATCAGATTCTGCCGGAACAATTAAGCCACCTAATGCAGATTGGTCGAATTGCGAAATCTGCGTTGAGCTGGCACTGAAGATAACACTAAGAGTGGTATCACCTTGCTCGAAGCTGGCATCCATTTCGGACACACCGCTAGAAACAGCGTTAGCAAGTGCAGACTGTATGGTTGTAAAGTCCTGTTCTGATACCCCGCCTAGAACCGCTACGCTGTCAGAGACTTGTGTAAAGCTGAAGTCCTGCTCTGACACACCCTTTAATATAGCTTGAGGCGTTGTGGTCTGTGTGCTGTTGATTACCTGTGCAGATATGCCTGTAGCAAAGCGGGTAAGGTCAGAGCTTAGTACAAAGTCCGTAGAGCTTTCGACAAGCCCCACAAGAATACCAACGCCGATAGAAGTCTTAATAGCAATAGCAGACATCTCTGCCGCGCCGTCCGCCACCAACGTAGCGGTGTTTACTGCCTGAAAGTTTGCATCAGCCGTAGACGCGCCGAACGCAATAATACCATGCGCCGCGATTGCTCTTTCAGATAATGCAAATTCACCGAACATTAGCCTGCAATTTCCATGAGTGTCATAATTTGTGATGAGCCGCCATTAGTTGTTCCCCAGCCATGATAAACATAGTTAGACCCAGTATGACTTTTAAACCTAAGTGTGTAAGTGGTTGCAGAGGTGGTAGAGGGACTGTCTAAAAAATTAAATGACACTTGTTGCCACAGACCCTCTTTTTGATTTGCTGCAAAAATTTGACCCGTTCCTAAATCTCCAGCAGAACCGCCACTTATACTTCTGTTTAAGCCATACAATCCTATGTCACCAGTAGAAGAAGTGTAAGATTGAGTTGAAACTATTATCAATATTTTGCTTGAAGTTGAAGAAGGTGTAATGGTTGCCGTCAAGCTAGTATTTTGAAAGGATGTGCTGTTTGTAGTTTCTTGTGTGTTTGTCAAATGTTGTTGAACCACCTGCAACACAGAACCAGTAGGCAAATCACTTCCAGCAAGAGACAGCTTTGAAGAAGGAACGGTAGTGCTTGTTCCCATCAAGTCAGCAAGTATTCTAGCGTTGCTCATAGCTTACTCCGGCTTATCAGGCCACACTACATCGTCAAGGGATGTGTAGCTGTCGGTGATGTCGCGCAGTGCCTGACGATAGGCGGTACGTTCTGCGGACATAGTAAGGTCGGACGAT